CAAGCGTGCCGCGCATCGCAACTAAAGCTGTTTCTAAACTGGCCTCGTTGAAGTCAGTCGTAGCCCGGTTGCTAATGTCAGTGCCACCATCGGTTCGGGTGTGGGTCGCACTAACTAACGCTCTTGCATCACCGGCTGTGAAGGTGGCTTTACCGCCACCACCGGATGTAAAGGCGAAGTTAAAGATGTCAGCACCAATTTGGTCTTTGGTACGCATCTTAGATTTGGCCAGGTCGGATGTACCGCGCTTCATTACTCCGAAGCGGTCATCGTCATACATCTCCTTGGAAATGGAAATACCTTTCGTCCATTTCTGGTGGGTGTAAGTCACATCGTATCCTTGTGCCCGGTCTTCGTAAGTAAGTGGTGAGTTTTCACCAGTTAGTACGAATTGGCTAAGACCAGATGCCGAACTTTCAATTTCTCGGTCTTTAGAACTGTTTTCAATGTTGAAAATGTTTTGGTACTGGGTCGGGACTTGCTTCAGCTCATCGCCGTAAATCTTACGGATGTTTGAGTTAAGCGTGTCCGCCCAGGCTGATTGTAATTCTGCCATATTTTACTCCTTAAGTCGCCACCGGATAGAAAGCGTGTTCACGGATTTTGAAAATCCCAACGCTCGTATCGGTTTCCACGGGAGCGATTTGTGGATTGTATTCCAAACAAAGTAGTTGCCCCGTGCTTGCGGAGGTAGTACTGGTGTCGACCAATTGAGCACCAGTAGCCCCAATCAGGTCAAAATATGTCCCGACATGGGTTACGCCAAAAGTAGTTCCAACATTGTCGTTATCAATCAGATAACGCATCTCTGGGTCGACTATGACTTCAGCTTTATTAGTGCTAGCCGTGTTACCGGTAACAGTTTCATTGCAATACCCTACAAGTAGGGCACCAGCAATGGTAGCCGAAGTAATCTCGCCAGAAGAAAAGTAGACAAAGTCGCCTTTGGTGACTGTAACCGTATCGGTAACTATAAACTCCATAGTTGTATAGTTAGTGCCACCATCAGTACGACCAAGTAACTGTACTTGGACTGCCATGATTTACTCCAATTTTAATTATTTAACGTAGGGTTCGAGTTCCGTCCGTATTTCAGTGTCAGTTTTACCAGCGGCCCAGGTCTGTTTAGCGATGGCAATTTCAGCGTCAGTCACTCTGGACTGCTTGGCTTTGGACTTAGTGGCCGATACGGTCTTGCTCGATGCCGCCCGGTCTTTCAGGGCATTATCTAACTTGTCCTTATCATCCACTTTGTCATTTGGTTGCCAATCGAGTATGACAGCCGCCTTGGCATATAACTCTTTGGGAGGTGCCAGGCGTTGCTCAGAGTCCATAATGGTTCTACTGAGTTGGGCGACGGTGCGCGTAAAGCGCTGATACTCAACGGGGTCGGTAACTTGGGCATAATGGGCTGAGAAGTCCGCGTAAGCACTTTTGAGTGCCTCGTCCAGATTTTGTTTCGCCCAAAGGCGCAACGGGTCGGACAAGTCAATCTCTTCAGCTTCCTCGGTCTGGTCTGACTTCGTCTGGGTTTTATCCAGCTCGGCTTTCAATCTCAGGGCTTCGCCCGTTGAATTGCGGTAAGCCAGTTCCAGGTTCTTGCGGTATTCCTCCTCAGTATCGCCCGCGATACCAGAGAACTCTTTGACGAACGAAGTTTCTTCATCGGAAGTTTCTTGCGATTCCTCCTCGGATTCTTCGGTTGCGACTTCGTCGGTTTGGCCTTCGTCGTCACTAGTTTCGGCTGACTCTTCTTCGGGTTCTTCGGCTTCGGGTGTTTCGTCCGACTCTTTCGAGCTTTCTACTTCGTCCTTGCCGTATTTTGATTCCCGGAGTAGCTCTTCAGCGTCTACTTCTTTGTCGTCGTCGACGACCTTCGATGCTACTTTGGCTTTTGTAGCCATAGTGTCCTTTCAGTTTGTCTTTCCAGGCCAGCTAAAGCTGGTGTTTGAGCACTTGCGAGAGGTGCTCAAGCATCAGATTTATTAACCTGTAGGTAAGTCTCACGGATTAAATCCAAAGTAATTTTGGATTGACGGGCGCGACCAGCCGAGAACCTGACCGTTTCCAAATCAGGCGCTGCCAAAGCGTCCTTACCTAATCCTTGGACAGTTAAACGGTGCAGTCTCTTCAAAGCCGTGTAACCTTCGGTGTCATATAAAAGTGCCAGAGCTTCTTTTTCTTTGGCGGACAGTGAGTCCAGAACACTCTTCATAATCTAACTCTATGCATAAATATTATTTAGTACAATAGTCTATTCAGGGCTGGCGAAATTAGTCGGTTCTAAGTCAGCTACCTGGGCTTGAGGGATATCAAGTTCGGCACTAGGGTTGGGTGGAGGTAGTCCTGGCCCGCCAAAGGGTGTTTCCATACCAGGCATTCCTGCCGCCACTTCCGGTTTAGGCATCAGGCCGTGCTGGGACATCAAATCAGCCGCTGCGCCAGTAGCCGGATTAGCGTCGTGCTCTTCCATGATGTGGGCCATGATTAACTGCTTAATCTCATTGGAGGCCATCTTAGCCTCCTCGGTCTGGGTATACATCAGATGGACAAGTGTGTGGTCTTCAGAAGCGTTTTGAGTACCGGACAACGGTTGTCCGGCAGCCATAACCATATTCTCACTCTCGGCCAGCATCATCATGTCCTTTTTATTCTCGACATTTTTCAGCCATTTTTCCGGTTTGATATTATTGACCGCCAGCACATCAGCCGTAGCCTGGTTGATATCCATAACCGCCATAGTCGCCGGGTTGGATAGAAGTAAGCCGAACATCTCGGTCTTTTTGGTCTGCTCGATAGCTTTGCTAATCGGGGTGAAGATGTCAGCATCGACTGAAACGTCGAACGAACCCTTTAAGTATCTGGCATATTCAGGTTTAAGGGTCAAAGCCGAATTACCTTTGACATCTTCCATGCGCAAAGACTTCTTGCCGTCGTCATCAACAATGGCAAACTTCTTATTAGCCACTGAAATGGTACGGAAAATCTTCTTTTCCCGTTCTTCATTATTCTGGGTGATTTTCTCCAGCCTTGGGGTTCCGTAAAACAGTTGGATATTGCTCCACTTCAACCGTCCGATGCGGATAACCGCATCCATCTCAGCGCTCACCGAAATCAGATTAATACGCTTTAATATAGACTCTTTTTTAATTGCGGCCTCAGTCGCTGTGGTAGCAGCATTGGCTTCTAGCCTATCTTCAATACCAGTCCCTCGACGCATATCTTGGAGTAGTATTTCTTCGGAGCGGAAATACGAAGCCGGAACATCACCGTATTCTATTGGCACCAAGGCGTTTTGAATGGGCTGACCACCGGTATCAACCGAAATTAGACCATGCGGGCGGGTAACCAAATCTTCGTCATCAATATCAAAGCTGGTATTGTGCATGAACATCTTGTTAATTTGCAATTTCTGGCGGTCCATATTGAGGTTACGGATGGTTTTACGCTCTTCAGACAAGTAATGGATAATCTTGGGAATACCCAAACCCCAGAACCTTCCAGGTACCCGGTACTGATAGACAACGGCCGCTGGCAACTCTTTATGTTTAGAGGGGAGGGGGCCGTCGTAGATAGTGACATTGTTGGCTACTACCCAGTAAGCGTCAATACTGCGGTTGTAATAATGCAGGACTTCGACATCCTGCTCAGTAGTGTCTTGGGGTAGTTTGTAGTAGGAACGGTTGGAAGTATCACCGCCCTGAACGACGTACTCGGTATCAAAAAAGCCGGACTTGTTCCCGTAAATACGGTGGAACTCCTCGATGTTAAGGATTTCCCGCCTGAACATATCGTTGGCTTCGTTGATATGTTTAGCTTTTTCGTCTATATATATCCACTCATTGGCCACCCACTCGGTATAATCATCGTCAAAATCAGTGATTTCTTTGTCGGTGTATTTAATCTTACCGTCGTCATCGACTGAAACCGGGTCTTTAACCACCCGCTTATCAGTCCGCCAGTAATTCATCAGGAACGCAGTACCCCGGATAGCCGCCGCCAGCTTAGCCAGGAAATACTGGTAATCGTAGTCGGTATTGTTCATATTGTATTCCAGCACGGCGTTGGCGAACTCGCTTATCGGTTCGTCGGACTCTTCGGTTGGAATAAGGTTAGGGCGGGATTTACGCTCAATAGTTTCCTGCATCTGAGCTTGGATGGCGGCGAAAGCATCAGGCAGATGCAGGTTAGCCCGCCAGTCGTCATCGACACTCTCACGGAACATATTGTATTCTTTGTCAGCCAGCTCCCAGTCCTGCTCAGCCTCGGTCCTTAACGATTCATCACGCAGGAAATTAAAACGCTCATAAACTCTGCGTCGTACCAGACGCTGACGCTTGTTGGGTTTATAGCGGTTAGCGTCCCGTGGTTCGGGTTCTAGTTGTCCAGCTTGTTTTTGCAGCCTGGCTAGTTTGGTTTCAAGTTCGGAGTCGGCCATATCCTCACATTAAGATATAGCTGGGTTAAAAGCACAATAGTCTGTTACTAGTACCCAGTAACTACCGAGCGGGGTTTGATACTCATCAGGCGTTTTTTACTCGGCTTGTCGTCACTACCCCAACCTTTAGCATTGGGTGGGGAGGCCCGTTCGGCAATGGTAGCTAAACTATCAATCATATCGTCGTGCTGGCCTCTGGGAAAATGCAGCAACTCGTATTCCAGCTCTATCAGTTCCGGGCACTCTTTTATATGGTAGATGTGGCCGAACTCGTAAAACGGGGCTAGACCACGGATACGCTCTTCTTTAGATAGTTTATGAGAACGGATTTCCTCAACCGGCAGCCAGGTATTTCTACGCTTCATTTCGTTGTTCAGTTCCACGCCGATAGATTTTTGGGTGGCGATGGTTTCCAGGTAAATCCGCCCAATTTTAATACCTTGAAAGTCACGGTGGGTATAAATACGGAATATCTCGTTAATAATATCGCCATAAGTCATCTTTTGGCGGGTGATATAGCGGACGTAAATATCCCTTTGGAAGTCCATACCGGCCAGTACCAGAGCAGCGTAGTCGGAGTAGGTACCTTCGTAGGAAGGGTCTACGCTCAAATACCAGTTTATAGGACGGCCTTTGATTTCTTCTAGGGTTTTATAGCGGATACAGTCCCGTTTGAAAACGGCTGTTTCGTCACTGACTGGGGAATTAAGATATTGGCAGGAAAAAAGATACCCTCCCAGTGATTCTCTCTGGCTGTCAAGGAACTCTTTGTTGAGGCGTTCGGGGAAGAATAAAGAACCATCCTCATTGTAAGCCCCTCTGACTAAAATGTTAAAACGGTTTTGCTGGAAGTCAATAATATACTGGTAAAGGTCGGTGAAGTCCCAATGAGTCCCCACCACCACCAATGGCCGTCCAGGGTCAAGTAGGGCTAATCCTAATTTGTAATGCTGGATAACCTGGTCTATCTGCTCGCGGTTGGTGACGTTTTTCTCGGAGTGCAAGTCATCCATAATAATCAAGTCGTAGTGCATCCCGGTTTTGGTGACGTCAATCCCGGCGGCTGAAATAGTCGGTTCTTTTAAGGGGCGGGTGCGGCAGGGTAGAATCAGCTCGGAGTCCGTCCACAACCTAGCCTTACTCTTTTTCTCGAACGGATACATCCCATGGATAGCCTTAAAAATTTCCCGGTACTTGGGGTTACCCATCAGATGCTCGATTATCTCCCGCATAAAAGCCTTGCTTTTAGAGAAGGTTTCAGAGTCGATTAAAATCCGGGCGTTGGGTTCGTTCAGAACATATTGGAGAGTCAAACCGATGGTTACGATTGAACTTTTGAACACACCCCGGGGTTCCAGTAGGAGAAGGAAGTTTTTGGACGGGTCGAACCCCTCAATATTACTTATACCCGGGTGGTTGGGCAAGACGGAAGTCGTGTAATCGCACAGTTCCTGGTGGACATGGGGCACCATCTGCTCATACCCCAGCACCTCTTTGCACAGAAAGTATAGGTCAGTCCGGCAGCGGAGGGCTATTTTCTGAAGTGCCAGAGCTTGTAGGTCCATAGCCCTAGTCTATCACTCTATACCCTTCATGGCTTTATAGATTTTATTTGTATTCTCAATATTCTGGTCCCATGTAGTCTTTTTATCAGAATACTGAAGCACCAACACTAAAATCTTTAGCCACTTTTCACTTTTCTCGTCCCAAGTCATGGCTTTTTCCTCCCCATCCATTTCATAAGCTGCACAACTTCCTTATCAGCTCCTTTTTTATGACTTAAATCTATACTTTTAAAATCATTCCGTAACAGATAGCCTCTTTCCAATAAATCATTCAGCATAAAAAATGTACTATGATGAGAACACTGCACTTTTACCATCCCCTCTCTAATCTCGACAACCATTGTGTGCTGTTGTGTCACTTCTTTTCCTTGGTTATAGAATTAATAATTAAATCCAAACCGTCAACATAGTGTTTGGGAGAGCAATATTTCAGAAGCTTGAGATGAGTCTTAAACTTTTTATCACATCCTGGCAAAAAACACCCCCTTTCAAAAACCTTCACCCCAAAATTATAATAACCCGGTTTCTTGTCTTCGAATAACTGGTCTGTTCGGGTTAGGCTAAAATCGAATGTTCGGGTTGTGTGTTCGGGTTCTTTTTGTTCGGGTAAAGCCCCCATCTTTGTTCGCCTTGTGTAGGCCATCCGACATTTATCATCACAGTAGGTCTTTTTACCGGTAAGTTCTTTCTGACAATTTAAACAATTCATATCTGGAGTATATAGTTCGGGCGAACAAAAGTCAATAGATATTTTTTTCTACCGTACAAGGAATTATTTTTGGCTCAGACGAGGGGTAACGCTAATCTACCTTAAAACAGGTATGGAGTAGCTCTCTAGGGTGGCTATGAGGTCTGATTGGGTGGCCTGTGACCCCTGTTGTAGTGGAGCACGCTACCCCTCCAAACACCATTAAACAGTTCTACTTACACATTATTATATAAGGCTCTTAATACGCTA